ACTGTTGGTGGTACAAACAGAGATTTATACATAGATAATACTGGTAAATTAGGATATGTTTCATCTATTAGAGCATCAAAAAATAATATTCAAGATATGTCAGATGTGTCTTGGTTATATAGTCTTAACCCAGTTACATTTAACAGAAGAAAAAAAGAAGTAATACTTGATGAAGATAATAATGTAATTGAAGAGGGTGATTACCTTGAGGAAACATACGATGAAAAAGAATATGGTTTAATTGCTGAAGATGTAGAACCTGTTAATTCAGATTTATGTTTTTACGATAAGGTAGATGGAGTTGATGAATTACGAGGTGTACATTATCATAAGCTAATTACTCCTATGTTAAAAGCAATCCAAGAACTGTCTGCGAAAGTAGACGCTTTACAAACTGAAATCAATGTCTTAAAAGGAGAATCAAAATGACAGACGATGTAGTATTAGAAATACCAAGTACAGAAGAAAAGGCACAGCACTATAAAGCAATGGGTGATTCCGTTGACCTTATTTATGCTGTCATGTCAGGCGAAGTAATGGCTGACGAAACAGATGAAGAAAAGAAAGACTGCGTGAAGCGTAACGTAGAACATCTTAAAATCATGGTAGCAAAAGAATGGTGGGGTGATGAAGATATGCAACCATCAAACGAAGCAATCGCCGCTGGAGAAACATACACAGCATAACTTTAATTTAATTAAAAAAGGAACGGAAATGGCAAAAAATAAACAAGAACCCATTAAGACTTCAATAACGGTAGATGATGTTGAATACCATTATGAGGATATGACACTAGAACAGCAAACAATGGTAAACCATATTGCTGATTTAGATAAGAAAATAAACGGAACAAGGTTTAATTTAGATCAACTTCAAGTAGGAAAAGATGCTTTTGTAAATATGTTAAAAGCATCATTAGAAACTGAAGAAGAAAAAGAAGTGCAACAATAATTACTAGGAGTAATCAATGAGTACAAGTTATGTTGATTACGATTATTGGGATTATGGCTACGCTGTAGGCGATACAAGATTTGTTGATGCGGCAGCAGATATTAATGCCAGTGCATCGTTAATAGCAAATGGTGTAGCCATCTATAGCAGAGAAGCTGCTATTGTAACAACCGCAACAGTTTCTGCTAGTGCGACAAAAATTACATTCAATGGTGCTGATTTTGCAGTGTCTGCAAATGTAACGGCATTAGGTGGCGTAGTGTTTAGTGGCGATGCTGGTATTAGCCTAGAAGCGTTTGTTATAGCAAATTCTTTAAGAATTAGAACTTCAAGCTCAAGTATTAGCGGAACATTATTCTTTTCTGCTGACGGAGCATCTCTTGCCTTTGGTAGTGCAAGTTTTGTAGTTTCTGCAAATGTAGAGGCTAGTGCATTTAGAATTAGGTCTGCTGCTACTAGTATAGAAGCAAGTGCAGTGTTATCTGTTAATGGAAATGCAATTAGAGATGGAATTGCACATATAAATGGAACAGGCACAGTTCAAGCCAATGCCGTTGCCATATGGTCTGCTGATGCAGATATAAATACTTCTTTAGTTATTACTGCTAATGGTTCAATTATAGGTGATGAATGGATTAACTCTCCAGTCAGTGATGATATATGGACAGTTATACCTGATGGTGCACTTTTAAGATATGTTGTCCCAGACTATTGGAAAGAAGGATATGTGTTGGAAGCAGAAAGATTATGGACAGACACAGCATCTGTTCAGAATGAATGGTTACCGCAATAATAAATTTTTAAGGAAAAATAATGGCAAAAGTAAAAATATCGCAGTGGGATGTTGTAGCTGCTAATAATACCGATATTAACTCAATAAATATTAATGAAGGTTGCCCTCCATCCACCATCAATAATGCTATTCGTGAGATGATGTCACAAGTTAAAGACTTGCAAGGGGGTTATAGTGGAGATACTATTCCTGTTGCAGCAGGAGGTACTGGTGCTACCACAGCAAGTACTGCTAGAACTAATCTAGGTATTACTGGAATAGCAACACAAGACCCAGCTAGTGTTAATTTTACAGGCGGCAATATTACAGGTCTTACTAATTTATCAACAGGTATATTTACTGCAACTGGAACAACCACACTTTCTGGAACAAACACACTGTCTGGACCAACCACATTATCTGGAGCATCCACAGCATCCTCAACATTAACCTCATCAGGCACACTAGCAGTCACTGGTGGACTTACATTAGACGGAGCAGCAGGAACATCGGGGCAGGTATTGGTATCATCTGGGGCAGGCAACACACCTACATGGGCTAATGATAAAGGCACAATACTACAAGTAGTAAATAAAGTAATATCAACTCAAGGTTCACAAACAATTACTGGTTCAGATACGCAAGTTGGTTCTGGCACAGACTTTGATTTATCTATTACCCCTAAAGGTAATGGGAGTAAGTTTATTGTAAGTGCTAGGTGGTTTGGAGAGGTGGACGTTACATGGGATGTTTCTTTTAACATACAAAGAAATGGGGTTAGGATAAATACTATTAATAATTCAAACAAACATGGTTTATCAATGGCTACATCAACTTTACAAGGAAACAATGATTCAACACCTGAAATAATGTATCTACAAACTGTTGATAGCACAGGAAGCACCATTGGCACAGCTATTACTTATACTTTAATTGCTGTATCATCAAGTGGTAATCACACTATGTGGACTAACAGATGTTTTGGCTCTTCTCATGAAACAGGTATATCAGAATTAATGATTATGGAGGTAGCAGCATGATAGCACAAGCAATAACTAATTTATTTGGTGGTTACTCTAATCGCAATTCACAAGACTTAATTGTTGAAAATAAAATAGAGCGTTTACCAACTAAAGCTGAACAAAAATTAATAGAAATAGAAAAATTAAAACTAGAAGCAGAAAAAAATTCCAATGCTTATAAAGAAAAAAGAGCGGCAGAGTACCCTTCTATTAATGACCAGTTAGATGCTTTGTTTCATGCTGGAGTATTGCCAAAAGACATTGCTGCTAAAATACAAGCAGTAAAAGATAAATATCCAAAATTAATAAAATAATAAGATATTAATATGACAACAAAACGACTCCAGTTTACAGAATGGTTGCCTGACCAGCCAGCAAATGCAGGTAGTTTAAATGACGCTAAAAATGTATTTCCTGTAGGTGTTGGTTATGGAGCATTTCCTAGTGCAGAGTATTACTCTAATGCGGCTAGTGAACCTTTAAACGCTATCTTTGTTGCCAAGTATGGCAACGATGTACAAGTGTTTGCAGGTGGTGCTACCAAATTATTTAAAATGGATAACACTACATTAAATTTAGTGGATGTATCTAAAGCTGGTGGATATGGTGGTAACAGCACATGGAAATTTGAGCAATTCGGTCAAGTGGTTCTTGCTACCAACAATTCTGAAAAAATACAAGCATGGTCTATAGGTGGATCTTCTGTATTTGCTGACGTAGGTGCTGCTGCTCCAACAGCTAAAGACATTGCTACTGTTAGAGATTTTGTATTTGCAGGTAATATTGCAGGTGGTACAAATACTAACAAAGTACAGTGGTCCGATATTAATGATGAAACAGATTGGGTATCTGGTCCTACATCACAATCTGACTACCAAATTATTGCTGATGGCGGTAACATACAGGCTATTACAGGTGGTGAGTTTGGGCTTATCTTTTTAGAAAAAACCATAGTTCGTGCATCGTATGTTGGTAGTCCTTTATTCTTTCAGTTTGACACTATTTCTAGTGGACTAGGTTGTTTAGAAGGTAACTCAGTGGCACAGTATGGTAACCTAAGTTTCTTTTTATCTGATGATGGTTGGTATAGCACCGATGGTCAAACAGTTAATGGGATTGGAACGGAGAAAGTAGATAGATGGTTTTTTGACGATGCTGATTTAACACAAATTAACACAATTAGTGTAGCAGTTGACCCAGTTAAAAACTTGGTTGTATGGAATTATGCTAACGTACAAGGTACTAGAAGTATTCTTATTTACAACTGGCAATTACAAAAATGGTCTAGAGCTGATACCGTATCTGATGTAGTAGGAACAATAGCTACTACAGGAACAACATTAGAAGGTATTAATAGCGAATCTGATGTTATAGCCACAGAAACAGTTAATGGAAAATCTTATACTATTGTAAGCCTTGACGATAACATTGGGGGTGCAACAACTGACTTTACTGCTATTGGAGCATCAACAAATACGGTAGGATTAACCTTTACTGCAACAGGTGCAGGTGCTGGTACAGGTACAGCTACCGATATGGCGTTAGCATTAGCACAAAGCACTACACTAGACACATTAGTTGCCTCATTAGACTCACGACTATTTATTGGCGGTAAGTTCTTATTTGCAGGTGCTAGAGTAGATAGAATTGCAGTATTTACAGGCACATCTATTACCCCACAGCTTATTACAACAGACATAGAGGTAGGCTATAACTCCGTAGCAACCCTAGCAAGACCACAGATAGACGATGGTAGTGCTAACGTAGCCGTAGCAAGCCGTAGAGAGCTTGATGACACGATTGAATTTGGTCCTTATGTAGCCGCAACCTCTGAAGGCAGATGTAGCCTACGCAGTGCTGGTAGGTATCACCGATTCTCTGTACAGCCTACAGGAAACTGGACAACTGCTATGGCAGTAGACGTAGAGTTAAAACCACAAGGTAATCGTTAATGACACAGCAAGCCAACCAATATCGCATACTGCCCGTACAAGGAACTAATGAATCTCGTGTTATTAGTGAGGTGGTCAATAACGCTATGCAAGGTAAGACCAATAATCACGGAACGATTACTTTGGCAACCGCTGGTGCTACAACGACCACCTTATATGATGAGCGTATAGGCTTTAATTCTATTATACTATTTACACCATTAACTATAGCCTCAGCTGCTAGTAATAATTATCCTTATGGTACGTTTGAGCATCAAGCAACACAAACCTTTACTGCTAATACACCAACAGTTGCTGCTATTGCAACAACCGAATTTGCTTACGGAATGTCATTAGGAAGCAATCAAATTACAGTAGATTATGCAGGCATATACAATGTAGAGGTATCTGGATTATTTGTAAATAACACTAACGCACAAAAGTTTGCTTGGATGTGGATACGAGTAAATGGGGTAGATGTGCCACACTCTGCAACTAAATTATCTGTTCCAGTAAGGCATGATGCAAGCACATACGGGTATATACCAGTAACCATTCATCATCCGCTTGATTTAGATGTAGATGATTATGTGGAAGTTATGGTTGCTGTAGAGGATGTTGGTGTTTATCTAAATGCAGATACTGCACAAACTACACCGTTTGCAGTTCCTTCCATACCATCATTAATGGTAAATCTAGGAATGATAGAACCATCAGAAACAACAGGTTCTGCCCATGAAATGTATGTAAGTAGTAGGCAAAAAGGTTCAGCAGTTATAACTCACCTGCCTAACAGTGTGGCAGATAATACCTTTGGGTATATAATAGTAGGATAAGAACTACTAGGAATAAATATGAAATTAACAGTTTATGTTGTGCCTACAAATCATGTACAACAATTTTGGCATTTAGCTGAACCTTTACTACAAAAAGCATTAGACAAAG